GGGAGTTACTGGAATCAAATATCACCGACGAGGAAAATCACGACTTGGCACTTGGTTACATTGCCAATGCTTACGGGGTTGACGAAAAAGCTGAATCGGAAGCTCTCAGGCTCAGGGAAGCTTGGACAGCGCATCCAGATCATACAATCCTCAAAGCAATGGTTGCCGAACGTGCAATTTTCTTCGTTCTTTTACCATTCATGCGCTTTAATGGTGACGCTGGAATGCGAACGGTCAGTGCGGATATAAGCAGAGATGAACAAATTCACGTTGCTGCCAATAGCATTGTTTGTCGGGAGCTGGGGCTTACTGTCAGTCCTTCTCTTGATAAACTCCGCAAGGCAACTATCAATTGGGTAATGCAACCTTTAGGTATTAATACTACCGATAAATATTTGGATAAAAAATTTTGGCTGGATTCTAGTGATCGCTTAATGTATGAGGGCAAGGCTCCTGAGCTTTCCGCAACTAAAGCAGCAAGAATGCCAGCGTTCTTTGAGCATAGTAATGTCAACCTCCCCCAATACGCTTGAAGTCTTAGGGATGCAGTCCCGTGGACTCATACACCAATTAGAAGAATCATTTCCACCAACTAACCCTAACCCTGAAGATACGATGGAAAAAATTATGTATAGATCCGGGCAACGTAGTGTTGTGGAATGGATCATTAATTATATGGAGGAAAATTAAATGAGTTTTATCGAAAGATACGGTGGCAACACTGACACTATGCGTCACTCTGGTATGAAAGGAGTGCAAGCAGCAATTGATGCTGGACTAACTGTCCGTCAAATCCAAGCACAAGCTGCACGTGAAGGTATTAGTTTTGGACAAAAAGCACGTGACTATCTCAATGCACGTAGTAATACGTTCATTGGTAAGTACGGTGGCAATGAAGGAACGATGGCTCATGCAGGTTTGCAAGCTGTAAGTGCTGCTAGTCAGGCTGGATTGTCATACGATGAGATGCGGAAACAAGCTTCTGCAGAAGGTGTGGCTTTTCAAAGTGGAGCACAACAAGTGTTCAGACAATATGATGCACAACAAGCTGAATTGCAAAGACAACGTGAAGCTGAGCAACGTCAAATGGAAAGACTAAGACAGATGGAAATTGGTCAGCGTACCCAAGCAGCTAATACAGCAAGAGCAGGGCTTGAAAGTAAGTTTCAAATTAGCTCTGGTTCTAAATCACCAAAAACTGCAGGAACACAAGGGTTTAAACGCAGACAATTGCAAGTAAACCCAACTGCTTATAAAGCTATCGCCGCTGGTTCAGCACAACAAGCACCATTACCTGGAGTAATTAACGTCTAATGACTGCTAAAACACGTTATGATAGATTGTCTTCAGACCGTTCCCAGTTTTTAAACACTGCTAGACAAGCAGCAGATCTAACTTTACCTTATCTTATCCGAGAAGACGAGACCTATACTAAAGGCTCGTTAAAATTAACAACACCGTGGCAATCACAAGGAGCTAAAGGTGTGGTAACACTTGCAAGTAAATTAATGCTTGCATTGCTACCACCACAAACCAGTTTCTTTAAGCTACAGGTAAATGATATTAATATTCCTGGAGAATTAGGACCAGAGATTAGATCAGAACTAGACTTGTCATTTGCTAAAGTTGAACGTACCATCATGGAATCTATTGCAGCTTCCAGTGATCGTGTTGTCGTTCATCAAGCATTAAAGCATCTTGTAGTAGCTGGTAATGCTCTTATCTTTATGGGTAAGGATGGGCTTAAGCTTTATCCTTTAAACCGATATGTAGTAGATAGAGATGGCAACGGTAATGTTATTGAAATTATAACAAAAGAAACAATATCAAAAAAACTATTAAAAAAAAATTACCCTGAATACAAAGAGCCAAAACCTAATACACCAAGCGATAACTCATCACGTCATGATGATGAATGTGATGTTTATACACACTGTATTAGAGACAACAACCGCTGGGTCTGGCATCAGGAGGTAGACGATCAGGTGCTGCCTAAGTCAATGAGTAAAGCACCCCTTGACGCAAACCCCTGGCTTGTGCTACGATTTAACCACGTAGACGGTGAGGTCTACGGACGTGGTAGGGTAGAAGAATTCATTGGTGATCTAAAGTCACTTGAAGCTCTGTCGCAAGCACTGGTTGAAGGCAGCGCAGCAGCTGCTAAGATAGTGTTTACCGTGTCACCCTCCAGTACAACCAAACCATCAACGCTTGCTAAGGCAGGCAATGGTGCAATCATTACAGGTAGACCTGATGATATTGGTGTGGTACAGGTTGGTAAGACGGCTGACTTTCAAACTGCTTATCAAATGGTAGGTACTTTAAGTCAACGATTGAGTGAGGCATTCCTTATTCTTAATGTAAGACAATCTGAACGTACTACAGCTGAAGAAGTTCGTATGACTCAGATGGAATTAGAACGTCAACTTGGCGGATTATTCAGCCTACTAACTGTTGAGTTCCTTATACCTTATCTTAATCGTAAACTAAACGTTGCACAAAAAACAGGTGAGATACCACGTTTACCTAAAGGTGATATTGTCAAACCTACTATTGTTGCTGGTATCAATGCTTTGGGTCGTGGTCAAGACAGAGAAAGTCTTGCACAATTCCTTACTGTTGTTGCACAAACAATGGGACCAGAAGCTATTCAACAGTATATTAATTCTGAAGAAGTTGTTAAACGTTTGGCAGCATCATCTGGTATTGATGTATTGAATCTTGTTAAGAGTATGCAAGAGAGGCAACAAGAGCAGCAACAAGCTATGGCACAACAACAACAGATGATGGCACAACAACAAGAGCCACAAATGGCTGCTGTTGACCAGAAACGTGAGCAAGCTGAAGCACAGATGATGCAACAACAACAACAACAACAACCACCAATTCAATGAGCGAAACACTAACACTAAATGATGCACCCGCTGATCAGCCTGAACTTAATGCTGATGAGCAAGAGTCTCTCGCTGTTGCCGAGGCTAACGAAGGGGAACAACAACAGCTACTAGCAGGTAAATTTCAAGACACACAATCTCTTGAACAAGCTTACCTAGCATTACAAAAGAAACTTGGTGAACCACGTGAAGAAGTGGAAGCCGGTGAAGAACGAACAGAAGAACAATCCACTGACGAACAAGAAGAGGCGCAAGAAGAAGCAGATCCTGGTAAACTAACAGAACAGCAAGCCAATCAATTATTTGATATGGTTGGTGGTGAGTCTAGTTACAAGGATATGTTGAATTGGGCTGGCGATTCTCTTTCTAAAGAAGAGATTGAGATGTACGATTCAGTAATGGCTGATGGTAATGCTAATGCTATCTTCTTTGCTGTACAAGCATTGAATGGTAAGTATACAGATGCTGTTGGTAAAGAAGGCCAGCTATTGACTGGACGTTCTGCAGCACCTGCTGCTGATAATTCATTCCGTAGTCAATCTGAACTTGTAGCAGCTATGAGTGACAAACGTTACGATAGTGATCCAGCATATCGTTCTGACGTTATGCGTAAACTTGAAAACTCTGACCTAGAATTCTAATGACTGTTACCACCAACGATCGCGGACAACAAAACCTCTTCGCAAAAGAACCTACCATGTACACTGACGAAAACTACACTGTGAATCATAACGACAAAGCAGAAAAACTAAACGGTCGCCTAGCTATGCTAGGTGTGATGGCTGCGCTTGGAGCGTATGCACTAACTGGTCAAATTATCCCTGGAGTATGGTAATGCCACAAGGTAAAGGAACTTACGGATCACAGAAAGGTAGACCACCTAAGAAAGGCACTAAAAAGTAATGGCTAAGAAAGGTCTCTACGCTAATATCCATGCTAAACGCATGCGTATTAAACAAGGTTCTAATGAAAAGATGCGTAAACCTGGTAGCTCTGGCGCACCCACTGCTGCTAACTTTAAACGCGCTGCAAAAACTGCTAAGAAAAAATGATTGACTGCCCACAATGTACTGTACAACAGCAGTACGTTCTAGAACAACTACAGACATCTGCTGGTGTTACAGATCGAACTGCTCTTGCTGTCATTCTGGGTAACATCTATCAAGAGTCTACATTTAAACCCAACATCTGCGAAGGCGGTGCAATCGTACCTTATGATCGTTGTCTTCGTGGAGGTTATGGTTTAATCCAATGGACTTCAAAACATCGTTACCTTGGTCTTGGTACTTTCTGTGCTAAACGTAATGATGATCCAAGTAGTTTGGAATGTCAAACTGCTTACTTAATAGATGAGATGAAGTTTAGGAATGATCTTAGTGCTTTTCAAACTCCTCATCAAACAATACCCTATTACATGAATGCTGCCTACCATTGGTTAGGCTGGGGTATCCATGGTAATAGAACAAAACATACTTATTCTTTTTTAACTAAACTACAATGAAAATTCTTGCTATCCTCCCCGCTGCTTTGTTTGCTGCTTCCCCTGTACTTGCAGGTCCCTATGTTAACATTGAGAACAATGCTGGATTTACTGGTTCTAACTTCAATGGCCACGCCACAGATTTTCACCTGGGGTATGAAAACAGTGTGAACTTCGGTTCATACTACGTGCAGGCTGGACCCACAATTTTTGCACCTGATGGTGGCGAAGAAGAAACTAAACTGACTGGTAAAGTCGGTGGTTCTATCCAAGCAAGTGAGCGTGTCTCTGTTTATGGAGAACTGTCTGCTGCTTTCGATTCAGATGAAAATGATTACGGAACAAAGCTTGGTGTCAAGTATAGTTTTTAATAGCTAAATAGATTTAATGGAGGGTGCAATTCCCTCCCTAGCTTTGGACAGCCAAGTCTTTAAAATGGTCTTACTTACTAGAACAAAAAAACAATGAACTATTACTTAAATGACCGCTACTATTTCGCTACAGCAACAACAAAAAAATATATGGAATAACTTCTGTGACTGGGTAACCAGTACTAACAACCGACTGTATGTTGGTTGGTTCGGAGTCCTGATGGTTCCAACATTACTAGCAGCTACAACCTGCTTCATCATTGCATTCATTGCAGCACCACCCGTAGACATCGATGGCATTCGTGAACCAGTTGCAGGATCGCTCCTGTACGGAAATAACATTATATCGGGAGCAGTTGTCCCGTCTTCAAACGCTATCGGACTTCACTTCTACCCCATCTGGGAAGCAGCAAGTCTCGATGAATGGCTTTACAACGGCGGACCATTTCAACTGGTCGTCTTTCACTTCCTTATCGGTATCTACGCTTACATGGGACGCGAATGGGAACTTAGTTATCGACTTGGTATGAGGCCCTGGATCTTTGTTGCATACTCCGCACCCGTGGCAGCGGCATCCGCTGTATTCCTTGTTTATCCCTTTGGACAAGGTTCTTTTTCAGACGCTATGCCTCTTGGCATTTCCGGTACTTTTAATTATATGTTGGTATTTCAAGCCGAGCACAACATCCTCATGCACCCCTTCCACATGTTGGGAGTTGCTGGTGTTTTTGGTGGTAGCTTGTTCTCAGCTATGCATGGATCTTTGGTCACGTCTTCCCTTGTACGTGAGACAACTGAAACTGAAAGCCAGAACTATGGTTACAAGTTCGGACAAGAAGAAGAGACTTATAATATTGTTGCAGCCCATGGCTACTTCGGTCGTCTCATTTTTCAATATGCGTCTTTTAATAATAGCCGTAGCTTGCACTTCTTTCTCGCTGCTTGGCCTGTCGTGGGTATCTGGTTTACTGCTCTTGGGGTTAGTACTATGGCATTCAACTTGAATGGCTTTAACTTCAACCAGTCCATCCAGTCTTCAGATGGTCATGTCTTGAATACCTGGGCCGACGTTCTTAACAGAGCTGGACTTGGTATGGAAGTAATGCACGAACGCAATGCTCATAACTTCCCTCTCGACCTGGCTACTTCTAAGGCACCTACAGTCGGCTAGAAGTACGTCCGTTCATCCTTCGGGACGCATGACACCATAAGCATGGAACGGGGCTTGTGGAGGCTTCTAAAGAGGTTACTATGCAAGGCAAGACTTATTGCTATCGTGGTGTAAAGTACACCAAGTGAGATAGATCTTACAGAGGGGTGCAATTCCCCTCATCACTATTGGCACAGGCCCTTACGAGGATAACCTTTGCCGTCTAGACGGTGGGATAGACCACAATAAAATTAAATAACTCAAAGATCTTTGAGAGTCGTATAAATTAACTCTCTTTTAAAATGGCTTTTCAATCTTCGGTTAACCCCTCTCAGCTTACACAGCTGGGTCAGGCTAACCTAGCTGGCGACAAACGCGCACTGTATCTTAAACTGTTCAGTGGCGAAATGTTCAAAGGCTTCCAGAATAATACAATCGCTCGTGACTTGATCATGAAGCGTACACTTAAGAACGGCAAATCATTGCAGTTCATCTTCACAGGTCGTACCAAGTCAGAGTTCCATACTCCTGGCAACAGCATTCTTGGTGACTCCAATGGTGCGCCTCCTGTGGCTGAGAAGACGATCACGGTTGATGACCTGTTGATCAGTTCAGCTTTCGTCTATGAACTTGACGAAGTACTTTCTCATTACGATCTTCGTTCTGAGATCTCACGTAAGATCGGCTACGCTCTTGCAGAAAAGTATGACCGTCTTGCATTCCGTGCTATTGCACGTGGTGCACGTAAGGCTTCTCCTATCAGTGCAACTGGTTATGTTGAGCCCGGTGGTACACAGATTCGTGTTGGTGCAACTACCAATGATTCTGATGCTTACGTTGCTGCTAACTTGGTATCTGCATTCTATGATGCAGCTGCTGCTCTTGATGAGAAAGGTGTTACTTCCGATGGCCGTGTTGCCGTCCTCAACCCCCGTCAGTACTACGAATTGATCCAAGCTGTTGGTTCCAACGGTCTGGTCAATCGCGATGCACAAGGTACTGCCCTTCAGGGTGGCCAAGGCATCGTTGAGATTGCTGGCATCAAGATCTACAAGTCAATGAACATTCCGTTCCTTGGTAAGTATGGTACTGCTTACGGTGGTACAACTGGTGTAACCGCACCTGGTAACACTGGTGACTTTGTTGCTGAATCTCTTGAAGATGCATCCGGTGCTCAAACTGGTATCAATAATGATTATGGTACAGCAACCGAATTCGGTTCTAAGTCCTGTGGTCTTATCTTCCAGAAAGAAGCTGCCGGTATGGTTGAAGCAATTGGTCCTCAGGTTCAAGTAACTAGTGGTGATGTCTCCGTGGTATACCAGGGTGACGTTATGCTTGGTCGTTTGGCTTGCGGTTGTGATTACCTCAACCCTGCTGCTAGTGTTGAATTGTATGTTGGTGCTTCTGCACCTTCTGATTTCTGATATTTTTATATCCAATGGGAGTCTCTTCGGAGGCTCCTTTTTTTTAATTCTTTATTGAGAATAATACTCATTATCAATTTATGGCCTTCCCTACTACTGGCTCCAATACTGAGCTACAAGCTGTTAATCAGATCCTGGCGTCAGTTGGTCAGGCTCCTGTCACTACATTGACAACTGATGAAACTTTCGTACTAAATGAAGTTTCAAGCTTTACTGGTTCTATTTCCGGCACCACTTTAACTACTACAACAGCTAGCATTCCAGTCGGCACCTATATCGGTGGACCTGGAGTAACTGTTGGTACATCTATCGCCGTTGCAGGTGTAGAAGTATCTCCAGCTACAGACCCTGTTACATATAACTATACTGTTAATATATCTCAAACTGTATCCAGTCAGATCTTAACACAGTCTATTGCTACAAGTAGAATTGAATCACAAACCAACCCGGACGTTGCGATTGCACTCAACACCTTAAGAGAAGTGTCTCGTGAAGTACAATCAGAAGGCTGGTCTTTTAATAAAGAATACGACTATCCTATTACTCCTGATTCATCCAACGAAGTAATTATTGCTAACAATATTCTTCAAATGGATTTGAATAAATCTTACACACAGAATATGAATAAAGATAGTGTTAATCGTGAAGGCAAACTTTACGATAAAATTGCTCATTCATTTATCTGGACTGATGCTACCTTGTACGTTGATATTATTTGGTACTTTGATTGGCCTAGTATACCTACTGTAATTCAAGCTTTTATTATTGCAAGAGCAGCAGCAATTGTATCTAGTAGAATTATTGGTGACCCTAATCAATATCAAGTATTACTACAAAAAGAAGCTGCTACTAAATCTACAGCTTTAGAATACGAATGTAATCAAGGTGATTATACATTCTTTGGTAGTCCTAAAGGTGGTAATTTTTATCAAAGCTATCAACCGTTCCATACTTTACAACGCTAATGCCAGCAGTAACTCAACTAATACCAAACTTTCTTGGTGGTGTCTCACGACAAAATGATGACAAAAAATTATTAGGACAAGTAACTGAATGCATTAACGGTTACCCAGATCCTACTTATGGTCTATTAAAAAGACCAGGTATGAAGTTTACTAATACTTTAAAAAAAACTAACGGTACTAATTTTACTAAAACTGAATTAGCAGATGCTGTATGGTTTTTTATTGAACGCGATGCAGCAGGCTCGTATATCGGTGCTATTAAAGGTACAAACATTTACATATGGACAGCAGATAATGGAACTGCATGTACAGTTACTAATAATGCTGCATCCTATTTGACAGGTACAATACAAAATGATTATCATTTTCGTAGTGTACAAGATGTCACAGTAATTACAAATAAAACAATTGTAGCTGCTATGCAACCTTCAGGTAGCTATACAGCTAATTCAGTTGCTACACTTAAGTTGACTTCATTAGTTGAGACATATTCTTATGAAGTGTTCCTTCAACATCAAACCTCAACAGTTATTGCTCAAAACAATACTACTTTTGATGACATGTTACTGTATGATGCTAGTGCTGTAGACACTAATCATCATATTGTAGATGCTATTAAAGCTACAATTGAAGCACAACATGCTGCATCTAATGCAGATTTTGCAGGTGTATGGTACTTAGAAGGTTATCCTGATAGTCTTGTTATTAAACGTAGTACAGGTACTAATGCAGTTGTGACTGATTATAGTGCTGTTACTGGTACTCCTGTCTCCTTTGATATAGATGCTAAAGGTGGTCTCAATAATACTGCTTTAGAAGTATTTGAAGATGAAGTAGAAGATGCTACTAAACTTCCTTTAGAATCTTTTGGTGGTCATCATGTAACGGTTAGTAATACAACTAATGCCGAAGATGATTATCACGTACAATTCGTTGCCTATGACACTACACTTAACAGAGGTAGAGGTTACTGGGAAGAGACTATAGCTCGCGATGTATCTCCTGGTTTATTAGCATCTACGATGCCACATCAATTAGAAAATACAGGTCCAACGACATTTGAATTTAATCCTATTACATGGTCAGCACGGAAAGCAGGTAATGATGTTACCAGCCCTTTACCGTCTTTCATTGGGAAAACAATTACAACTACATTTTTCTATTCTAATAGATTCGGCTTGTTATCACAAGACAATATATTTTTTGGAGTAGCAAATGATAACTATAATTTTTTTGTTAAGTCAGCTCTGACACAAATTGATTCAGATCCGATTGATTTAAATGTATCTAGTATTAGACCTGTTACTTTATCTGATGTATTACCATCCCCACAAGGTTTAATGTTGTTTAGTGAACGACAACAGTTTCAAGTATTAGCTACTGATTCTAGTACATTTACTCCCACTACAACCGTTATTAGATCCTTATCTAATTATGAAATGGCGTCTGACATACCTCCTGTTGATGTTGGTGTCACTACAGCCTTTATCAATAGAGTACCTGGCTATAGTAAACTGTTTAGTTTACAGTTACGTGATGTAGAGCAAAGCCCTGTTGTCGTTGATATCAGTAAAGTAGTACTTGAGTGGCTGCCTAATACCATAGATAATTTAACAGTTAGTCCTCAAAACTCTGTAATTATGTTAATTGATAGTGATACATCTTACTTGTATCTTTATCGCTATTATAATAATGGAGAAAAGGATTTATTCCAGGCTTGGACTAAATGGGAATTACCAGGCACTATTCAAACTGCAGACATTATCAATGACTCTGTAGTGATTGTATCTCAACATGAAGATGAATATACAATAGGTAAGATCATACTTGATGAGATACCTACAGGAAGCTCTGTAACAGGCGTTACTAGCATCACTGGTAATACATGCCTAGACATGGCTGCAAGGCCCGTCCAACCGCACGCATCGGTCAATGCGGTGGTGTATGACGCAACCAATGAGGTTACTAAGATCTACTCACCTTATACTCCGTTTGAACAAAAGGAAGCTATCATGCTTCTTAGTGTACCTGAAGCAGATGCAGGCTTACCTGCAGCTGTTGATGCAGATGCTGGATTCTATTTAGCTGCTACTGAACGTACTGAAATTGGTACAGGTTACCGTTACTTTGAAGTTAAAGGTGACTATACAAGTTATGCTGATGGTATCGTTATAGGTTATGGTTATGATTTTGAAGTAACCTTACCTAAATTTTATTATAAACTTGATCCCACTACATCTGATTATACAGCTACCTTGACTATATCAAGAGTTATATTTTCTATTGGTAGGACAGGTCCAATTGAATTTAAAGTAAAAGCAGGTGGTTCTGATGAATGGAGAAATGTAGAGTATGTTACTGATGCTAATACTTATTTAGCAGATAGTAGTCCTATAACACAAGAACATAATTTCACCATACCAATTCACCAACGTAATATTAATTTTGAACTTAAAGTGACAAGCAATTATCCATACCCTGTATCGTTGGTTTCAATGATGTGGGAAGGTAACTATTCACCACGATTCTATAGGAGGACTTAATCATGCCTTTTGGTACAATTGCACGATGGATCTCAGGAGATGATCCAAACAAAGAATCAAGGGCTGCTGAAAGAGAACAGCAAAAATCTTTAAATACGCAAACCAGCCTATCTAATCAGTACAACTTAAATCTATATAAAACAGAAAAAAAAAATTATGAGCAAGAACGTGAGTATGCATACGACACTGCTATTACTAATTGGGAGTATGGTAAGAAAATTAAAGATTATCAATATGCCAAATCTTTAGCTGCTTACGGAAAAAGTAGAGATATTTATGAAGGACAACTTGATTACAATAAGCAGGCAGAGGCAACAGCAGTCAGTGATCAAGAAGCCTACATACAAGACCTTACTTTAAGCCAAGCGTTTCAACGTGAAGCAATGCATTCTGATTTAGAAAGTCAAATAAAATTACAAACTACTGATTTAGAAAGTCAAATAAAATTACAAACTACTGATTTAGAAAGTCAAATAAAATTACAACGTTCTGATTTAAAAAATCAAATAAAATTACAAACTACTGATTTAGCAAATCAAATTCAATTACAACGTTCTAATTTATTAAATACTATAAAAACAGAAGGTTTTAATGTAATGTCTGAGATAAAATCAGCAGGCATTAATAAATTAGAACAAGGCGCTAAATTATACGGTATTAAAAGTGGACGTAGAATTGGTACTGAATCAGTTCAACAAGCTTTAAATGAAATTACCAAGAAAAATACTTTTGAAAAAGAAGCTAAGTTTATAGAAAGTTTACAGAAAAGCGGTAAAGCAGCCTTAGGTCAAGCTGGTGTATCACGTGAAAAAAGTTTACAATCTACTGCTGCATCAGCGTTTCGTGATTTAGTTGTCCTTGATTCTAGTTTATCTGGTTCTAGAAATAAAGCTGCTGTTGACTTATTAAAATTACAAGTTGATGCTAGTATTGCTGAGACACAAGTAGGTCTTAATTTAGATAGGATTAGATTAGGTGTTACTACAGCACAGGATAGATCTAAACTAAACATTAATGCAGCACAGGATAGATCTAAACTAAACATTAATGCAGCACAGGAGAGATCTAAACTAAACATTACTACAGCACAGGAGAGATCTAAACTAAACATTAATGCAGCACAAGAGCAAGCACAACTACGTATTAATGCAGCACAAGAGCAAACACAACTACGTATTAATGCAGCTAAAGATGAAGTTAAATATAACAACAAAATTCTAGAGGCCAATCTGCAAAGCGCTACCTCTCAGATGGGTCGTAATATTAATCAAATTGCAGTACAAAAACAAGGTGCAGACCTTCAAGCTAAAGAAAACCTTAACCTATTCCCTGAAGAATTCGATTATGCACCTGAACCACAGCTGCCGACAATGCGTAGATTTGTTGAACCACCTGAATTTGTAGCACCTACAGTTCCTAAAGGTCCACGTGTGTCTACAGGATTTGATTCAGTTCTTGAGGTCGTAGGTCAGGCCGCTTCTTTTATTCCTACTGGTATAAACGCATATAATTCTATTCAAGATATTTTTAAATAATTAAATAACTAACTATGGCACGACTACAATACCAACCCGCTACGAAACCAAGAGGATTCCAACCTATTCAACTTAGTAGGGCTGGTATTGCTCGAATGGAAGAAGAAGGTAACAGGGTAATCCGTAACTTAGAAAAAGAACGGGACGCTACAATCAGACAAAGGCAGGAAAACCTGCAAGCAATGAAGGAAAACGCTGCTTATGAACAGCGTGCACAAGACAAAAATCAGGAAATTTTACAGACCAACTTAAAAACTGAGCGATTAAACATTGAAGCTGAGCAGAAAGCAAAGCGACAACAAACTCAGGCTAGAGATGAAGCGATTAATTCAACAGTAACATCATTAGTTAATTTCAGTACAACTCTTGGTAAACAAGCTGCTGAAAGAACCAAGCAAATGATCACAGATCAGGTTGCAGAAGGTGCACAAGCATCACGTCAAGAGTATCTTGCTAGCCCTAAACGGCAAAATGACTACGCAGCAGTTGAAGGTCAGATTGATGTTAATATAGAAAAACTTGATCAGGCTAATTTTATCGCTGGGCAAGCAGGTTTAGACTCATCTTTAGAAACAGCTAAAAGTCTTGCAGCTAATCCTGGTCGCGGTTATTACTGGAAAAAGGGTTACTATAATGAATTCATTAAACAGCAAACCCCTATGCTTGTTGACAGGGCGCTTCAAAGTACTGAAGAGCTTTTTGTCGATGAAAATGGAAAAAAATTCTCAGGTATAGAAGCTGTCACTGATCCTGATAAAATGCGTATTGTACTAAGTAAAGTGCTAAACGGTTTATATGGAGCAACTGGTTTAGATATTAATTCACTTGAACCAGGATTTTTAGAAGATTCTAGTAAGTTTGTAGTTGATTATAGCAGTACTAGAATACAACAAGCATCAAATAAAGCAACTAATATTGCTTATGATAACCTTGCTCAAGAAGGAAGGTCTCATATAGCTCAAGGTAGAGTTGGAATGGGTTACAGGTTATTACTAAAAAACCCTAAAATTGGTAGAGAGGGTGCTTTAAAAGAAGTCTTTGCTTTATACTCTGCACAAAATGCTGACGGTACATTTCGTTATTCAGTAGACGAATTGGATAACATCAAGCTATTAGGTGATAAAACTATTGTTGAAGAACGTGGTAATAGTCAACGTTATCAAGATGCTATAGCAGCTAGACGTAAGGCTCAAACAGATTATAGACGTGCAGAACGTACTAATACTAGGTTAGAAGCACAGGATTTTGCTGATAGTGCTGTACCACAAATGCAAGAGTACTTTGAAAATGCTGACGCACAAGGCGACCTAGCAGGTGCAGCAACGTTTGAAAAAGAATTCTATGAAAAATATCCTAATCAATCATTACCTAGCGGTTATGTACGAGCAAAGAAAGCAGCGTTAAAAGAAAACTACGATGCTGAAGTAGCAACCATTCAAGCTAGAGCTAAAACACAAACATTAGATTCAGCTTTTATTGATTCTATTGAAAACCCTAAATTACAGCTTGAAGCTATTAAAGCATTTAAGCAACAAGAAGAAGCTAAGTATGGTCCTAAGTATTCTGTAATGCAAAAGAGTTTAGTTTCTGAAGCTAAGACATTAACAAAGTTTGATCCTACTGTAGAAGGACCAGGTTCTGGAACAACTATTATGGTGACTAATGCTCTTAAAAATGAATACAAATATTTCTTTAAAGCTTTAGTTGATAAAGGTGTTCCTGTTGATGCAGCTGCTGATCAAGCTTACGCACAACTTACAGAGTATGTTGCTAAAGGTGCAACAGATAAAACAAATAAATTTTATACAGACACAGGCGTACTTAATAAACCAACTTTTCCAAACATTCAAGGTGCTACTCAAGAATTATCAGCTAGTTCTCAAGAGCAACGCAATGAATTAAATAAACTTATTTTACAAAAGAGCGCAAACGTTGGTAGTGTCTTTAGTATGCCAAATGCTGTATTATCTGAAACTCAAATTGAAACTACTATAAATTCTTATTATGCTGATAATGGTACTTTTAAGATTCCAGTAAATATTCAATATGCTGCAAAAGTTGCAGGAGTAAATCCTATAGCTGCTATTAATGCACAGATTCAAGCGTCTAATGAAAAGTATGGGACTAATAGAAAATTGATAACAGCCTCACCAGCTGAAGAAGCTATCTTTGATCAAGTACCTTCAGTTCAAAAACTATTTACTAATTTTGATAACAGGTCTCAAGCTAGAATTTCTCGTGGTATTTCTTATACTACAAATAACCCTGGTCCTATGAGAGCTAGTATGACTGGTACTGGAGTTGCACCTGTGGAACAGACAAATGCACTTGTAGAAGTCGCTGGAGAGTTAGGTGTAAGCCCTATTGACCTTGCTACTATCATTGGATTTGAAACTGGTGGTACTTATGATGCAGGTATTGTTGGTGGAGAAGGTGGTAACTATGAAGGTATAATTCAACTGGGCGAATCAGAAAGAGCTGCTTATGGGTTTGTATCCGGCATGTCCTTTGAAGAACAATTACGTGGTCCTGTAAAAGCATATTTCAAGGATAGATTTGCAAAAGCAGGTATGTCTACACAAGGTGCTACTTTAGAAGATCTTTATACTACAGTTATAGCAGGTAACCCTGGAGCAAACAGGGATGCACGGGATTCATTTGGAACTTCTGCAAGAAGTGGTGTTGCAAAAATGGGACCACATAGAGAAAGAGCAATGCAACGCTTTGGATTTAGTCAAAATTAATTAAAAAACAAACAACATGAACGATCCATTAGATTATTCAAATGTTGGCAGTGAATATGTGTTGAGTGAAGAAGATCGTAACAAGCAACTCTCTAATGAACAACTAGAAGAAATTCAACAGAGAGTTGATGCTTACGAACAGCAACAACAGCAACTTCAAGAACAAGAGACACAACCTCCTACGGGAGGTCAAACTGCACCAACATCTGAACAACCTGCACCTACGGGTGAGGTTACAATGCAACCTGAAATGGCTGCTGAATCATTTGATCCAACTGAACCATTTGACCCAAGTAAAGACTATTCTTATTACAAAGCCCAAGGCATGAGTAGAAATGAATGGAACCGATTACAAATGGGTGGTGGTGTCAGAAGTGACGTAGAAGGTTTTGCTACTGATCCTAGATACGCTATGGAACTAGCAACTGCTGTACCTATTGGTGGTGTATTAGATCCAGTCACTGATTTAGCTAATAAATTCCTACCAAAAAGTGCACAGATTCCTAAGGTAACACCTTATGAAAATGGTATAGCATCAGCAGCACGAGCTATTTCTTCTGTTGTTGTTCCTACATTAGCCCTTCAAGGTGTTGGTGTAGCATTAGCAGCTAAAGCACAAGGTGCCTCTACTACAGCTCTGGGAGCCGGTAACGTCATCAATAGGTTAGGTAATACTGCCTTTATGAAGTTCCTTGGGAACAGAGGTATAGAAGCAGGTGCTAGTGTTGCTGTCGGTGCATTTAGCTCTGAATATGAGGAAGACAATGCTTTCGGTGCTCTTAAAAAAGCTTTACCACCACAATATGATTTCATTCCTGATAGCTGGGCTACACTAGATACTGATAGTGCTGATGAAAAACGTATTAAAAACATTAATGAAGATCTAGGTCTTGGGTTTCTTATTCCGTTTGTAGGGTTTCTTGGTAAGTTTGGTTCTGCAATTGATGAAGTAGGACAAGTATTTAAAAGAGCACCTAAGATGGTAGGTGAGACATCACAAGCTAAGAAGATTATTGATGACTTAACACCAGCTGCTAAAAGTGATGATGCAGTAGAAGAACTATCTAGGTATGCTGCTAAACAAGAAGCAGATCTTGATGAGCTTGGATACTACAATCAAGCTATGAATCCTAATGCTAATGTCCCATTGAAAGGTGTAAATGACCTTTATGATTGGAATGAAGTTGGGATGCGTTCTCTTGATGATTTTGGTATCATTGGCGCTAGTGTTGATGCAGTACGTGTTGCTAAAAACAAAGGATCAGTTTATGGTCGTTTAGGTAACTTCATTAGTGAACCTGCTCGTAAGTATGCTATTACTACACCAGGTGGTGTCGAAGAAGTTACACTTGGTCTTACCAAACAACTTAAAGATGCTGACCGTTATGGTATGGAAGCAGCTGATTGGTCAATTAGTTTTGATGAAATCTCTGAGCAAGGTGATAACTTAGTACTTGAATTGTTTGACCCTACTGTTGGTGTTGATGAAATTCGTAAGATTCTTGATCCAGTCATTGTAAAAAATGAGTTTGGTGTTGAGACATTAACTGATGAAGGTTATGCTGGTATCTTTAGGATGATCAATGATCAAGCTAAAGAGTTTACTGGTATGGATATTGCTAAAGCACAAGCTTATACTGCTACTTCTTTATCAGGTCAAATCGCTGACCTATCTGAAGGTGTTAGACTTAACCGAGGTTCAGCAGCTGTCGATCAAGCTAAAGAAAAGATTCGTGATAATCTTGCATACCTACAACAACTACAAGGTACTACTAAGTATTATTTAGATAAGAAACGTGGTATCATGCGTTTAGGTGAGCGTGCCCGTGCATTCGGTAAGACACCTGAGCAACTTGTCAGACAAATTCAAGAGGAGACACCACAAGCTTTACGTATTATTCAAGACGAAAGTGATAGGTTTACCCAAAGCTGGGAATATTTACAAGATAATAACCCAGAAGTTCTCGATTCATTCCTTGAATTATATGAACTTAGTGACGGTAAGATCAATAGTATTACTAAAATGAATGAAGATATTCTTAATAGCTTTGTCCGTTGGCGACCACTTATTGATGGTACTCCTGATGCACCTAATATTTTAGATCAAGCTGTTAGAGCTAATTTCTTTAATTCTATTTTGTCTTCTGCTGGTACAGCTGGTAGAGCTTTATATGGTAACTTAAGTGGATTGGTTGCAGAACCAGTGTCTTATTTTGCTGGTGCTATGCTACGGAAAGATCTTAAGTCTATTCAACGTGGTTGGATGGCTTACAATTCTATCTTTGATACTCAAATGAAAGCCTTACCTTATGCTGGTAAGTTATTCATGAAAGCATCACAAAATCCTAATAGTGTAGCTAGTGCAACTAGGTTAGACTTAGTAATTAAGAATGAGAAAAAACTAGCACAATACAAAAACATTGCTAGACTTGAAGCAGAAAAAGGTAACCTTGGTTTTAAATTTCTTGTAGATCAATATGAGAGTTTACAACATATGGCAACTGACCCTGTATTTAGAATTACACCTAATCTCTTTACTGGTTTTGATGGCTTTACTTCTGCTAACTTAGCTAATGCTACTGCACGTTTCCGTGCTATGGATGAGCTAGAACGTCTTGGTAAAGAAGCAACACCTGCTAATATTAAAAAGATTGCTGACAAAGAATACAATAGTATGTTTAATGAAAACGGTATTATTGAAGATGAAGCAGTTAAATATAATACTGGAGAGATTGCTTTAAACCTTGATACTGGGCTAAATACTCAACTAAATGGTCTTCTGCAAGAAATACCTGGACTAAGACCTTTTATCATGTTCCCCGGAACTATGGCTAATATGGTTAGAGTAGCTGATGATTATTTACCTGCACCTTTACGTTCCTTTCAAAGGGATGTTAATGAATTAGCTTATACTTCTGTCGAAACATTTATAGAACAACCTGAATTAGTAGAAAATATTCTTACTAATCGTGGTTATAAAATAACTCAAATGGATGAAACAGCTAGGTTAAATGCTATTGTAGACTTAAAAAATAAAACATTAGGTAAGAAAGCAATAGGTACTTTTATAACTTCTTTAGCTGTTGGTTCTGTTTTAAAAGATAAACTATTTGGTGATGGTTTGTTTAGTATTACAGGTGACGGTAATGTTGACAGACAGTTACAAAGAGCACGTACTAAAAACAGTAACTGGAAAGATCGTTCAGTTATTGGACCTGGTGGTATTAGAGTGGAATACAACGAAGTACTTGGCCCTGGTCTAAGTAATTGGGTTGCTACTGTAGCTAACATTGCTGATAATTTTGATATGCTTGGTGAAGCAGCTACAGAGAATTTATTTCAAAAAGCAGCTTTTGTACTTGCAGCTGGTTTAACTGATCAAGCTGGTTTGTCTTCTTTACGCCCTCTTGTTGAAACTTTAAGTGGTAATCAATATGCTGCTTCTACTTTCGCTGCTGGTCAAATTAACTCACTTGGGCCTTTAGGTGGCTTACGTAATGAATTTGGTAAGATCTTAGATGGTGGTTTAAAAGAAATTAATAATGATATAATTAGTAATCTTGCTAATCGTAACCAATTACTTGGTGTTATGGACCCTGCTAACAGATTACCTACTGTAATCAGTCCTGTAACAGGTGAAGCACCAAATAAATATACAATGCTACAACGTGTTTATAATTCTTATTCACCACTTAAAATACATCCTGCAATGTCTAAAGAAGAACAATTTCTCTATGATATTGAATATGATGTATCTAGTGCATTTAAGAAACGTAATGGTGTTGACTTAATTAATACTGAACGTGCAGAATTAAGTAGCCTTATGGGTAAAAGAGGTTATTTCAGAGAACAAATCAAAAGTATTATGCGTACAGCAGATGCACGTAATACTATCAATGAACTACAAGAAGCACGAAGACGTGGTATAAAATCTGATCAAGTACCTATTGGTAAATATGACCAGATCCATATGATGCTGGATACAGCACTAAAAAATGCTGAAGAATTAGCTTTCAGTGAATTGGAATCACCAGTACGTCTTTCTATTGAACAACGTATTATGGAAAAACAAATGACTGGTCAAAGAGCTGAACAAGGTTTAATGCCTGGAATTGATTCGTCACTTAACATTCGTTACTAATGGCAACTACACAAAATACATATACAGGGAATGGTTCGACCACGAACTATTCATTTACATTTGAATATTTAAAACAAACAGATGTCAAGGTAACACTTGATACTGTTGCTACAACTGCATTTACATTTGCCAACGCGACAACGCTTTCATTTACTACAGCACCAGCTAATGGTGTAGCTATTCGTATCTTTAGGGATACAGCTATTGACCTACTGAGTGCTACATTCTTCCCTGGTTCTGCGATTAAAGCAGAAGATCTAAACCAAAACTTTACTCAAAGTTTATATGTTACGCAGGAGTCTGATGCTGACGCGGCATCAGCAACTGCAACTGCAAACACAGCTAAGACAACAGCTGATACAGCATTAGCTGATAGTGCTACAGCTATTACTACAGCAAACGCAGCTACAACTACGGCAAACACTGCAGATACCAACGCTAGTGCAGCTGTTGTTACGGCTAATGCTGCCAGTGCTACGGCTACTACAGCATCTACTAATGCAGCTAGTGCGGTTACAACGGCTAACACGGCATCAACTAATGCTAGTGCTGCTGTAACCACAGCTAACGCTGCTGATGCAAATGCTACGACTGCACTAAATAACTCACGGGAGTCAGATGGTAGTGGTGGTTTTAATACTGCTATTGATTTAGCTAATAGTGCTACTACAACAGCTAATACTGCTAATACTAACGCTAGTGCTGCAGTTACTACTGCTAATACAGCTGATACTAATGCTACAGCAGCTGTTAATACAGCTAATGCAGCTAGTGCTGCTGTATCTCAAGCTGTCTTATTTACGCTAGTTGCTAACGTAGCAGCGATACCTGGAAGCCCCTCTAACAACGATTACATTGAAATTGGTGACAGTACAGGTGTTGAATCATTTAGCCCCCTTTCAGGCGTTCCTAGTGGCTTTGTAGGTGCTAGTGGATTAACAGTAAGGCTTAGGTATGACACATCTGCTACCTCTTGGGTATGGATGAGTTATTACGCTAATGATTCAGAGACTCGTTATCTAACAAAGAATCTTCCAGTAGTAACTGGTGATGCAACAAATGGCTCAGGTCAGATCACTCTTAACTGTGAGGTTAATACTCATGGTGTCAAGATTAAAGGACCACCACATAGTGCAGCAGCTAACTATACGTTTACTCTGCCTAATGACACTGGTACAAGTGGTTATGTACTGAAAACTGATGGTAGTGGTAATACATCTTGGGGTGGAGCAGATGTTGTCTTTGACACTACACCACAACTTGGTGGTAATTTAGATGTTAATGCTAAAGATTTAGTCAACGGTGATACAAAATTCCGAATAGATAGTAACAGATTAGATTTGTATTTTGGAAGTGGTACTGATCCTCACCTAAACATGGATCAGGATGGTGATTTCACCGTAATGAATACTGCAAGTACTCGTAGAGGCTTTGCTATTTATGGTGGTACTACAAACAACTTCCTGACGATTAAAGCTCCAGCTTCATTTACAACAACAACCTATTACTTACCAACAGCTGACGGTACTGCAAACCAAGTATTAACTACTGACGGTAGTGGAAATATGTCTTGGAGTAATGGTGGCTCACCAACTATTGACGCTGGAAACTTTGATTCAGGCGGCTCACTTGTAACTACATCTCAAACTTTTGACGGAGGATCTTTCGACTAATGCCTACACCTACTAATAGAACACCTGTGCGTGTAGCACGGGGTACATACTCTAATCTTAATTCTTCTGTTGCTGATATTCAGGAAGGAGAGATTGTCTACGCAACTGATCAAGACAAACTATATGTTAAAGAAGGTTCAGCCCTTGTTTCAACACAAGCAGCTTTACCAGCAGCCAATGCTGTAACAGATACAGCTCAAACATTTACTGCAGCACAACGTGGAACCATTGGTACGTTGACAGACGGAGCAACTATTACTCCTGACTTTGCAACTGCTAATAACTTCACTGTTACTCTTGCTGGTAACCGTACTATTGCTAACCCAACTAACCTAACTGCTGGTCAATCTGGCTCTATCTTCATTGTGCAAGATGGAACAGGTTCACGTACTGCAGCGTGGGGATCTTATTGGGACTTTGCTGCAGCTACTGCACCTACTCTCACGACTACCGCTGCTGGTGTTGATCGCGTCGATTACGTCGTGCGCTCTGCCACTTCCATCCACACAGTATTCACGGGTAACTACTCATGAGCGTGATTGGAAGCAACATCTTGGCTGGTTCATCCGGTCAGGGTGGTGGTGCTGGCTACGAGATTGAACGTTCCTTGAGATTTAACCCAGGAGATAGCGCATCGCTTACGAAAGCTTTTAGCGCAACCGGTAGTCAAACTACTTACACATTATCTTTTTGGCTAAAGAAAAATAACAGTAGTAGTGTCTACCAAACCATCCTTATCGACAACAACTCAACCGGTAATCAGATAAGGATAAACGACCTCCCAGGCGGTTTTCAGCTTCGTTTTGCTGCTGCCAGTGGAGCCGATTTGACCACAAGCAGAAAATTTAGAGATCCTTCTGCTTGGTATCACATTGTCTTGGTCTATGATTCCACAAATGCAACGTCTAGCGACCGGATGCGCATTTACATCAATGGCGTGCGTGAAACTAATTTTTCAGGTGAAAACCAGCCGTCGCAGAATTTAGCCAGTTCTTTTATTACTAACGGCCATACGTACACAATCGGGTATTACAATGCAAGCACGGCGCTTGACGGCTACCTAGCAGACGTCCACTTCATCGACGGTCAAGCCTTAGCTGCATCTGACTTCGGACAATACGATTCAAATTCTGTATGGCAACCGATTGAATACGCTGGGACATATGGCACCAACGGTTTCCACCTTGACTTCTCTGACACCAGCTCTAATGCAGCATTAGGGACTGATTCAAGTGGTAATAGTAATACGTGGACGGTTAATAATTTAAACGTTGCCGCAGGTGCAGGTAACGACTCCTTCCGTGACTCCCCAACCAACGGAACACAAACAGATACTGGTGTTGGTGGTGAAGTTGCTGGGAATTATGCGACGTTGAATCCTTTAGACCACTCAGGCACAGTACAACCTACATTTCGTGACGGTAATTTAATTTGTACAGGTCCTAGCGCGTGGACAACTGTTTATTCGACAATGCCATACCCCGAGAGTGGAAAATGGTATTTTGAAACTACATTAAAATCTGATTATGCGCGTGTTAATTATTATCATGTAGCTGGCTTTTGTCCTATAGGTACTGGATCTTATGCAGATAATATTGTTTCATTGTTCGATGCTGGTGATTTATATGAGTACGGTCCTGGGGGATCGCCAACAACAACTCTATTTAGCGCAGGCACTGTAGTCCTAGAGGATGTTGTTGGGTGGGCAGTAGATATAGACAACTGGACATACAGTGTTTACATCAACGGAACTATTTCTTCTATTAACAACAGAGCAATTCCATTTACAGTTGGAACACAATTAACTCCAGCAGTTGTCTCCTATAACATGGATTACGGTCACTTTGTTTATAATTTTGGAGCAACCCCATTTGCGAATACCGCACCAAGCGGCTACAAATGTCTATGCACCGCCAACCTACCTGATCCAACGATTGCAGATGGCTCGACGGCGTTTGATACAAAGACTTTTACAGCAAACAATGGAACGCAAACTATAAGTGGATTTAATTTCTCTCCAGATTTGATATGGACGAAGTCACGAGCTAATGCTTACGCACATCAGCTATGGGATCAAGTCAGGGGTACAAATAAAGCACTGTCACCTAATGATACAAGTGCTGAAGCTAACTTAAATAATAGTTTGGCTTTTACTTCTGATGGATTTACTTCAGGTACAAACAACAACGCAAATTATGGTTCTGGTGGGTCAATAGCTTGGGCGTGGGACGCCGGATCTTCCA